TGTAAAATCTAATGGCATATTTTTTTCTCCTTTTCATTTGTCACACCTGTGACAGTTAAAGCCATAAAGGCAAGTGATGCTCTGTTATACAACAAAGCGTATATAAAGTCAAGTCAATCCCATCTATAAAAGATGTGTTCTCCTATTTGTGCGATACGAGTCTTACTCTCTGCCCATTCAGGCAAAACGTAAACAGCGTGGTAGTGTGTGGCACCCTCTACAAAGTCATCAAGATTGCCGTAGTACACGCCATGAGCAATTTTTATTGCCATCTGCCATGCACCTTCATCCGGTGTTCCATCTGACTTGCCGTCACAGTACCAGCTAAACTGGCAACGATGCCGCACAGGATAATGTTCAGCCCATGAATAAGTTGGACCCTGCATTACCACGTCACATGTTGTGTCAGGATATCTGTCATCACGCACTCTGTTCATTACCACTTGGGCTACCGCAACCTGCCCAATAAATGGCTGGTCACGTGCCTCGTGATATACGTTGAGTGCAAGGCATACAAGTGCTTCAGTAAACATCAACCTGCGTCCTCATCCCACTGATAATCTACGTACCAGTTTCTTGAAAAATCTTCATTACTTGGTTGGACTAGACCTAAACGCCTAGCAAGAAAATCATCAGCACCATCTAGTTCACAGATGATATCATAATCAATAGGTGCCTTGTCAGATGTGTGAATGTTAAAGTCTTTGATGGCATTGACGATGCTACGCATACGTTCAATCTCATAGCCTTCTAGTTTTATCTTACACTTTTTACTTTTCATGTCACTTCTCCTCTACAAGTTTGGTCAGCAGTTCCTCAATCCTATCCATTAGAACATTTATTGTGGTTGCAATATGTCCTGTGTCGGTAGGTTGCATACGTGATTCTAGTTGTCTCACCTCCTCAATTAAGGCAAGAATGTGTTGTTTATATGTCTGTCTGTACATTTTCTAAGTCCTTTCTTATATCATGTGCCTTATCCTCTAGCAGATAAACAATTTCATCTGCAAAGTCATCATCGGTACTTTTAAACCAATCAGCCCAGTGTTCTAGGGATTGTACAAATGCCAACTTATTTTCCTCTTTCTTTTGTTTGAGGTGTATATTCCATGAAGACATATTGTCACTGTCCCACACTACATGAACAGCGTCTTCATGTGCCGCATCATAGTCGTTACCCTCACACTCAAACGTATACTCCACACATACTGTGGCTTGCCATAGCTTACTCATACTAATCCTCCTTCATCCATGTAGGCATATCACGCCCCTTGTTGTACCTAGCAAAACGCATCTTGTCAACTATATAAAACGCACGGTACGCAACGATAGGCCACGTTTCATCTGTCTTGCAGTCATCGTGTCCACTAAAGCATTGTGGGTGTGGTGTCATGTCACCTTCTGGTATCAGGTCAATGCCACCAGCTATTGCCTGACTGTGCTTACCTGCACCATGCCACTTGCCATACCTGTGATGATACTCACATAGCATAGAGCAATAAAGTTTATAGGCATAATTAAAGTTAGCCCGTGTCTCCATAGCCCATAGAGTGCATGGGTGCTTCTGATGCACAGGCTTGTACAAGTCCCATGCCTTTGCATAGAATGGCGCATGATGCCACAGGCTAGTGCATAGCATCTGTGCTTCCTCAAGTGGCATTTTAACAATGTGCTGGTCACATAACTGCTTCGCTATGGCGTCTGGGTGATGGTCAATTATAAATCTATTCATGTGCTAAACCTCCCTATCAATCCGATTATAAAGTGATACAACATCCAACCTATGCTGGCCCATATACATACGAACAATAGCATCTCAATTCCGTCATGCGTGAGGTAGTAGTGCTTGGCTTTGTGCCAGTATCTATTCATGCTCACCTCCATTACCTCTGCCAAGCCCACCGAAATATTGTGGCTTACGCTTGGCTGTTTCAAATACACCTGCCGTGATGAACACGCCAGCAATCAGCAGTGCATGGGCTATGGCACTAATGCCAAACACCACGATGCTACCCATCCACATGCTGAAGATGATACACCACATCCAAGCTAATACCTGCATCACCATGTGCCGTGTATTTGTATCAGGTATGTGGCTCAGTGGATTATATCTACTGTCCATGATTATCTTGTATAGTGTCAGCATTATCAATCTCCTTTTTACACACATAGCAATACATTCTTTGTATTAGCTTGCGTAGTCTGGTTGGTATGTACTGCACAGTATTGCAATACACACAGATGTGTTTGACTAACTTAGTCATCATCATCCCCCATTATGTCCTCTAGTGTATGCGTTGCTGTACTCATGCACTTAGAATGTTCATCCTCTTTAAGCTTAAACTTGATTGCTTCCCACTGGTCTACAATGGTATGCCACAGTTTTGGATTTTCCTCACGCAGTTCAGTCTTGGTGTGGAAAATCTCTATGTAGTCCTCCTGCATACTGTGCATCTGCATTCTCTCTTCTTTGGTAAGCCATTCAGTCATCAGGATAACTCCCCTTTCTTACGTTGCTTTGCTGTATGTTTTGCATGACAAGGAAAGCATACTACACGGCACTTGTCAATCTCTGCCTGTATTGCTTTCCATGAACGCCCTGCCATATCACACACGTTGTACTTTTTCTTGGACGGATCAATGTGATCAAACTGTAATAGATAAGAGAACGCTATCCGAAACTTTTTGTGTATGTTTCTTTCTTGCATACCACAAACTTCGCACCCACGCCTCACTTTAATCTCAGTTATCAACTTACGATTTATGTTATGTCTATTAGTCCTTGCCAAATCTTTTGCGGCTTCCTGTCTGTCATACGTTTTGGGATCACGGTAATCAAGTATCTTCTCACCCTTCCACCTACGTATGCCCCAAAGTTTATCGCCGTTATCTCTTACGTGACCACGGAAGACCTTAACATTGTAATCGTCTGCTGTGTAATCCATTTCAATCTCCTTTGTCACAGGTGTGACAATTAAGCTGTGTTCAACCTTGAACTACCACTGCTAGTCGCAAAGGTTGCGTTCTGGCGGTACTGTTTATCCCGACGTTGCGCTGAACGCACAATCTTCCACGGCTTACTGCGCCGCCTAATTGGTTGCTTTCTTGCTGGACGTTTCATCTGATTCATGTTTCCGTGCATTTGATTTCTCCTTATCTCTGTCATATGAACCTTTGCCCCTCTTGGGTGGCACAACCTGCGCACGACGACGGTTTTGTGCCATTGCACGTGCTACAGGATTAGCTGGCCTGATCCTCACCATTGTTCACCTCCTCTGCCCACATACTAGGCTTTCCGTTGTTCGTACCCATAGTTGCTACATACGCTTGTAGCACAGGCTCCTGTGTCTTGGCAAACACAAAAGTATCATTCCTGTACGGATTGTATGTCACTTTCTGTGCTTTGGGAAATCTAGCAAGACCATTGCGGTGACTAAAGTATCCCACAACAAATGCGTGTACATTCTTCCTGCCCTCCTGCCTCACCTTATTCTGTCCAGCCTTGCGGATGACAAATTTAGGATCAGCCAATGTCAAAGCAGTCTTGTGTGCAATGACACGCCCTGTCTCGCATGACTGCACAGAGTAACACTTCTTGTGCAGGTTCCAATAGACACGCACCTTTTGATTATCTTCAATCATAACATTCTCCTTTGTCACAGGTGTGACACTTATCCGACTACAAAACCACTGGTATCTCGCACTGCACTGCCCTTGGCATACAAGGCAGACACCACACCCTGTGGCTCAAGAAAGCGCAGGTCACTGTCGTCACCATCGACCACATCCATGCCCATGAAATGCTTGGGTATCTGGGTGCGATAGCGGAACACTACGGCCATACGCATACCCATAGCACGGGCAGTATCCACAAACCGTTGATACTCAGGAACCCCACTGTAGCTAAACGTCAAGTCATAGATTGACAGATCAGGCACCATGCGATTGGCAATCTTGGTGTAGTCGTACCAATGCACGTCCCACTGATTGTAAAAGTAAACCATCTCCTCCCAAATCTTGAGTTCCCAGCGCACGTCACTTGTACCATTAAGACGTATAGCACACTTGTAGCCACGATTGCGACAATACTTGGCGTGTTTAGTAACTTCACGCATAAGCATAGCCTTGAAGTCATCCCAATACTGTAGCATGAACAGTGTCTTACGTAGACGTGACATCTGGACAGACGACATGGCACCACGCCCTGCCGTGTTGAGACAGGCATCTATGCAGGATGCTATCTTTGCCATAGAACACATATTGACACCGCTGGAAGATGCTGGGGATAAGTACAGTATGGCTGTAAGAACCCCATACCGTTCGCCCTTGACAGTCTTAGCATCAGCACTAACACCCAATAGCTTTGTTGGGAACTCACTGAACCACTTAGTGTACTTGGGGCTGGCGTGTATCTGTGCAACAACGTCAGCAGGAACTTTGGATAGGTCATAGATAATCATAGCGGCCTCACTTGTTGGGGTTGGGGGTGGCACGACATTGCACCACCCCAAAGTGTCACACCTGTGACAGTCTACCGTGCCTCGTGGACAACAAAGTCATTGCCATTCTTAGACACGATGCGGTACAGGTTCCAGAACGGGTTGCCATAATAACGTACATGGTATCCGTCATTGACCTGTAAAAACTTACCGCTGGCAGATGGGCCGACATAATACTTGCCCATCTTGTTATACTCACGATAATTGATGCGATCAATAGATGGCTTGCGGCCAGCGATAGCGTTGATGATATTGGTGGCTTTTACTTTGATAAACATGGCTTTTCTCCTTTGTCATAATTGCCATTTACATTGTGCTGATACCATACCACACACAATTTCTTATGTCAAACGTGTCTCCGCTTGACGTTGATCTGCCAGACGCGCCGCTTCAAGAAACGCATCCACCCATTGCCCATTGTTCTTTGCCCATATCTTCTTGAACGAGTGCCAGTCAATAGGCTCACAGGAACCTGCACAATCCAGCTTGTGTTCTTCATACACAGACATGCGGAACTTTGCGTTATTGTTAGTCATCTTTTCCACCCCACAGTGAATATAACTAATAAACCAAAGGCAATAAAGATTAGCCCCAGTGCTTCAGACATGGACATTACACCATAGATAAACTTTGGATCAGTCGTTTCTGTAAAGAACAGATGACAAGCCAAGGCCCAATAGGCTAACACCACAGATACCTTTAAACCTAGAGTAATCATTATTTCCACTCCTCAATGTTTGTCACACCTGTGACAGTTTTTTTGTTACGCATCTCTGCCAGACGTTGTTGCGCACGATACAACCAAGACCTACGCCACTCGTCCTGCTTGGCTTCAGCATATGCCTTGAAGTTTTGACCGGACATCATCGAACCCTCACGCAGAATAGGGTATAGCTTGGCATCCCTAACACGTGACGGATCATGCGCCACACGCTCACACGTACCAGCAGATCGTAGTCGTGCGCTGGCAATAGGAACGATGCGGTCATTCTCAAATCCTTTCATATTACACCTCCGTTGAAAGTGTCACACCTGTGACAGTCGGGTTGAAAAACTCTGTAATTCAGATTGTCCTTAAAGATACCACACCCCACCCCTTATGTCAAACGTGCCACAGCCCACCACACCCCACGCCCCACATCTATCACATCACGCCCCACCCCCCACTACTATCTGACCTGTCAGCCAG